ATGAACCGTTCCATCCTCCTCGGCCTCATCCGCCACACCCTCACCACCGTTGGCGGCGTCCTTGTCACCCGCGGCCTGCTCACCACCGCGGACCTTGACGCCATCGCTGGCGGCCTTGCCGTCCTGGCTGGCGTCCTCTGGTCCATCCTCGAAAAACGCCGCCGCTCCCCATGAAGTCTCAAATCTCAAATCCCTGCCTGCGCCAAGCGGAGCGCGGCAGGCATGGCAAATCTCAAATCCTCGGCGCCGTTCGGCCGATCCGCCATCTGCCATTTGCCCTCTGCCATATCTTCCCCCTCCTCCTAATCACATCCTGCGCCTCCGTCACCCAGACCGCTCGCACCGCTATCGACCCTGCCACCGGCATCGAGACCCGCGACACCCGCACCCGCATCCTGGCCACGGGCGACGCCAAGCAAACCATCGAGCACATCCGATCCACCAACGGCAAGACCCACAGCCTCGGCGCTTCTGGCGTCGCCGAAGAAACCACCTCCACCGCCCTCATCGAGCTCCTCCGCCTCATCCTCACCCTCCAGACCGCAAAGTAACTCCCCACTCCCCACTCCCCACTCCATGGACCTCCAGCTCCTCAACCTCATCCTCACCATCTGCCTGAGCGTCCTCGTCATCTGGGGGAAAATCAGCGGCCGCGCCGAGCGCCGCAGCGTCACCTTCGAGACCGCCTATGCGTCCCGTGAAGAACTCGATCAAATCTGCGCATCCCTGCGCCACCTCGAACGCAAATTCGAGGCCACAGTCAACGACTTCAGAAACGCCGAAGAAAACCGCATCCGCCTCCTCCACGAGCGCGTCAACGAAGTCCTAGCCGCCGTCGCCGAACTCCGCGGCGAAATCAAACACCTGCGATGAAACACTCCATCAAACTCACCATCCTCAAAGCCCTCTATCGTTGCGGCGACTACGCCATCCCCGAGCCCCTCCTCCTCGATGGCGTCACCAACGCCATCCGTCCGCAGCCAACCCGCGATGAAATCCGCGCCTGCCTGCGCGACCTCGAGGCCCGCGGCGCCGTCGCCGCCGGCCGCAGCGCCATCGACGACGAACTCGCCTGGCGCCTCACCACCTCCGGCCAAGCCCTCCTCCACTCCGACAAATGATCCGCCCGATCCGCCACCTCCGTCCCCTCTGCTATTTGCCATTTGCCCTCCGCCATCCGCCCCATGCGCAAACCCCGCCCAGACGCCTTTGACACCCGCCTCACCCCCGCTCAGCGCCTCGAGCTGGACCAATGGCTCTTCGACGAGCAGCTCACCTACGCCGCCGCGGCCGCCAGGCTCCTCGAGCGCTTCTCCCAGCGCGTCTCCGGCGCCGCCCTCTCACAATACTACCAGCGCCGCGCCCAAGAGCGCCTCCTCGATCGCATCGCCGCCCGCGCCAGAAATGCACAAGCCGCCCAAGAAAAATTCAAAGCCACTTCAGACCCCGAGCAAACCTACGCCGCCATCACCCAGCTCATTGGCCAGCTCGCCTTCGAACATGCCGGCACCGACAAGCCGGACATCGACACCTTGCGCGACCTTGCCACCCTCGCCCTCCACGCCCGCCGCCTCACCCTGGCCGAGCGCTCACTCGCCCTCGGCAAAGACAAATTCGCCCTCCTCAAGCGCAAAGCGGACCTCGCAGAAGCCGCCAAAACCGCCACTGCGGACACCGCCCTCACCCCAGCCCAACTCCAAGCCAAACTCCGCTCCATCTTCGGCCTCGGCTAGCCATCTCAACTCCTCATCTGCCCCACTTGGCCTCCCCACTTCACATCCTCCTGCCCTACCAGCGCCGCTGGGTCGATGACAACGCCCGATTCAAAATCGGCCTCTGGTCCCGGCAAGTAGGCAAATCCTTCGCCTGCGCCGCCGAGGCCGTCGCCCACTCCCTTCTCTGGCCCAAGACAGACTGGGTCATCCTCAGCGCTGGCGAGCGCCAGGCTCTCGAGTTCATGCGCAAAGTGCGCGAATGGGCCGAAGCCTTCACACTCACCGCAGCCGCTTACGCCGAACTGCGCGACCACGCCCAAGCCCTGCTAAAAACCGCCGAGATCACCTGGCCAAACGGCTCCCGCATCATCGCCCTCCCGGCCAACCCAGACACCGCCCGCGGCTACTCCGCCCACCTCGTCCTCGACGAATTCGCGTTCCACGAGAAACCGGACGCCATCTGGCGCGCCATCTACCCCAGCATCTCCAACCCACTCAAAGGCCAAAAACAAATCCGCATCGTCTCCACCCCAAACGGCACCGGCAACAAATTCCACGACCTTTGGACCAAGCCATCCGCTTGGTCCAAGCACAAAGTCACCATCCACGACGCCGTCAAAGACGGCCTCCCCATCCACATCCCAGAACTCCGCGCCGGCCTCGACGATCCAGACGGCTGGGCCCAGGAATACGAATGCGAATTCATTGACGCCGCCGCCGTCCTCCTCCCCTACGACCTCATTGCCGCCTGCGAATCCCCCGAGGCCACACTCGCCACCCCGCCAGACTTCTTCCACTACACAACCGGCCCCTTCTATTGCGGCATCGACTTCGGCCGCAAGCGCGACCTCACCGTCTGCTGGACACTCCAGCTCCTCGGCGACGTCCTCCACACACGCGAAATCCTCGTCCTCGAAAAACTCGCCACCCCGGCCCAGCTTGAGATCCTCCTGCCCCGCCTGCGTTCCTGCGCTCGCGCCGCCTTCGACTATACCGGCCCTGGCATCGGCCTTGGCGACTACCTCGTAAAAGACCTTGGCGCCTACGATCCCGCCCGCCATCTCTTCGGCAAACTCGAACTCTGCACCTTCACAGCGTCACTCAAAGCCGACATCTTCTCCAAACTCAGGCTCGCCGCCGAGCAACGCCGCCTGCGCATCCCCATAGACCGCGTCATCCGCGAAGACCTGCACAGCCTCCACCGCGTCACCACCTCATCCGGCCAGATCACCTACCGCGCCCCGCACACAGACGACGGCCACGCCGATCGCGCCACCGCCCTGGCCCTAGCCATCCGCGCCGCCGCCTCCGCCGGTTCCCCCGGCCGCTTCCTTCCGCCCTCATCCCGCCGCCAAACCATCCTCGCCACCAAACACCACCGCCCCATCCACGGCTGATCTGCCTGCCGGCAGCTCAATCTCAAATCTCAAATCTCAAATCTCAAATCTGCCCTATGCCCACTCCCCACTCCCCACTCCCCACTCCCCACTCCGCACTCCCCACTCCCCACTCCCCCGGCCGCCCCCTCACCCTGCGCCAGCTCGTTGCCCAAGCCAACCTTTGGCGCGACCAGCTCAACCCATTGCGCGGCCTCGTCATCTCCAGGCTCGTCGCCCACTTCGAGGCCGCTGACCGCGGCGACCTCACAGACCTCCAATGGCTCTATTCACGCATCGAGCGCCGCCATCCCATCCTCCGCTCACTCATCATCCGCCGCCGTGCCGCCATCCAAAAACTCGATTGGGACATCAAAACCGTCTCCCAACTCCCTCCCGGCGCCACCGAACCCCAAGCCGAAGCCCAGCGCCAGGCCCTGCGCACCGCCTACGACGCCATCCCAAACCTCCGCGAAGCCATCGCCCACCTTGCCCTCGCCGAATTCCGCGGCTTCAGCATCCTCCAGATCCATCGCTCCACAGACCTCGAACCCATCCACCTCCAGCCCCTGCCTCAGTGGCACTTCGTCCGCTCCGGCTCAAGCGGTGACTTCTACTGGAACGAACACTCACGCTCCATCTCCTGGCGTGCCCTCACAGACGCCGAGCGCATCGGCGGCGCCGCCCTCCCTCGCGCCGACTTCATCATCCGCGCCTGTCCCATGCCCATCAACGAAATCGGCGCCATCACCTTCGTCAACTCCGCCATGGCCAAAAAAGACTGGGCCGCCTTCGTCGAAATCTTCGGCCTCCCCGGCTGCATCGTCGAAATGCCTCCCAACATCCCCCAAGGCAAAGAGACCGAATACGAAACCACAGCTCAAGCCGTCGCCGAGGGCGGTTCCGGCTCCGTCCCAAACGGCGCCAAACCCCACTTCCCCACCGCCGCCATCCGCGGCAATTCGCCCTTCAAAGAATTCCTCGACTTCGAAGAAAAAGACCTCGTCCTCGCGGGCACAGGCGGCCTCCTCACCATGCTCACCGCCCCCACCGGCATCGGCAAAGGCCCCTCAGAGCAGCATGCAGACGCCTTCTCCGACATCGCCTGCGCCGAAGCCGCCGAGATCTCAGAAACCTTCCAGCGCCAGCTCGACCTCCAGATCCTCGAGGCTCAATTCCCTGGCCAGCCCGTCCTCGCCTACTTCTCCCTCGCCCCCGAGTCCCAAGAAGACCTGGACGCCATCGTCGAGCGCGTCGTCAAACTCGAATCCGCCGGCTACTCGACAGACCCTAAAGAAATCTCCGAGAAAACCGGCCTCCGCCTCGAGAGAAAACCCCAAGCTGCCCCATCTCAGATCTCAAATCTCAAATCTCAAATCTCAGATCTCGAATTTCAAATCCCCAATCGCCTCCTCCCCAACGGCGACACCCCAGGCCATCCCTACCGCGGCAACCAGTATGAAACCGTAGCCGCCGCCGCTCCGGCCCGCATCCACGCTGCAAGAGCCGACAAACTTCTTGAAATGGGCTTCAGCGAAACAGACGCCTCCGGCGCCAGCATCCGCTTCGATCGCCGCCTCAAAGCCAAACTCGATAAAGCCGCTGACGGCGGCGCCAGAAAAGAAATCCTGGAATGGAGCCGTGAGACCGTGCGCAGCGGCCGTAAAATCGAGCGCCAGGAAAAGGGCGAACTCCGCACCCACTACGGCAAAGTATTCCAAGAAGGTGCCGATCGAAAAGGCGTGCTCGTCATCGTGGACACCGCCGATGGTTACGCTTTCAACTACCATCGCCTCCGGCCGCGGCAGCTCGAGCGAAAACCGAGTAACAGAAGCAGAGACGATGCAGGCGACCAGCCCCCTGTCGTCGTCCTTCAGGCTCTAGCCGCTGGCGGCAGCCTGCCGGATTACCCTCAACCTGCCACACACACCCGCGCCGATCAACCTCAAACCGCCTTCCTCTCCGCCCTCGCCTCCGATCTCGCCCCCTTGCGCCGCCGCCTCCAGCGCATCATCGAGATCCAGGACCCGGACATCCTCCGCGACCGCCTCGATGCCCTCCGCGCCGAACTCCCCAGCCTCCTGCGCGACATCAACGCCGACCCCGCCTCCGCCTCCGCCCTCCAAACCTCCCTATTTACCGCCATCCAGACCGCCAAGCCATGACCGCCACCCGATCTACCCGATCCGTCCTATCCGTCCTATCCGTCCCTCATTCCCTCCTAATTTGCCCTATAAAAGCTCGCAACCTCCGCCCCGCCACTTCTTAGGTCCCACCCCTCAATCGTCGTTTTGCAATGACCTGCACGCGTTTTGCAAGACATCCTAGCGCGCGCAGAGGATAGGAATTGGGAGTTAGGGTTTAGGACTGCCATCTGCCCTCTGCCATCTGCCCTCTGCCATCTGCCCTCTGCCATCTGCCCTCTGCCATCTTTCCCCCCCCGCACGCTATCGCCAACGCCTCCACCCAGCTAACCTCGCGCTACGTGGACACCGCCGCCCACCGCCCCATTGCCAACCGCGCCCCTGGCGCGGACCCAGCCGCCCCGTTCACACTCCCCTCAGACGGCTTCGTCCACCTCGCCCCCCGCGGTAATTTCCCCCATCCCTCCGGCCTCACCCAGATCCTGGATGACGCCGCCATCGCCGCCATCACCTCTCAATTCGACTCCGCCCGCGCCGCCAACCCGGCCCACCCTGGCCTCCTCGTCGATTACGACCACTTCTCCCTCGAGCCAGACCGTTCCAGCGAAGCCGCCGGCTGGATCACAGCCATCGACACCCGCCCCGACGGCCTCTGGGCTCAAATCCGCTGGACACCCGAAGGCCGGGCCGCGGTTGCCAACGGCCGCTACCGCTTCCTCTCCCCCGTCTTCTCCCGCGTCCAGACCATCGACGACACCCGCGTCCGCCCCCTCGAACTCGCCGCCGCCGGCCTCACCAACGCACCCAACCTCAAAACCCTCGCCCCACTCTCCAACCGTCACACCACATCAACCCCAACCACCGTTCCGCCCCAAATGAAAGCCATCGCCATCAAACTCGGCCTCGCACCCGAGGCTGCCGAAGACACCATCCTCGCCGCCATCGAAACCCTCCAGACCGGCCACACCGCCGCCGCCGCCGCCGCCGAGGCCGCCAAAACCTCCATCGCCGACCTTCGCAACCGCAACACCGCCCTCCTCGACGACCAAGTCGCCACCCTCCTCGATGCCCATCGCATCACAGACACCGCCAAACGCGACAAACTCATCCCCGTCCTCAAAAACATGGCCTCGCGCGAAGACCGCGTCGCCTTCCTCAAAGACATCCTCCCGCCAGCAGCAGCAGCCGCCGCCGCCACCACCAACCAGACCCATCACCACCAGCGCATCCTCACCCCAGGCTCCACCCCCGCAGCCCCAGCCGGCCAGGAACTCCGCATCCTCCGGAACCGCGAAGTCCGCGCCCTCATCGCCTCCCGCGCCTGCGACTTCGAGTCCGCCTGGAACCTCCTGCGCTCCCAGCGCCCAGAACTCTTCGCCGCCTGACTCAGGCCTCAAATCTCAAATCTCAAATCTCAAATTTCAAATCTCAAATCCCCCAACCCCATGAGCAAACTCGCCAAAGACACCGCCGTCGTCTCCTTTGACATCGCCGCCAGCGAAGATCACTCCGCAAAACGCGGGCACTTCACCAAACTCGCCAGCGGCAAAACCACTAACATCGCCTCCGCCACCGCCGATCTGCCCATCGGCTGCATCCTCGATGGCGGCAACCAGACCACAGGCACGCCGGATTCCGTCGCCGTATGCGGCGGCGGCGCCGGCGTCGCCAAAGTCAAACTCAGCGCCTCCCCCGGCTCAGTCGTTGCCGGCAGCTACCTCGTCCTCGACGGCTCCACACTCGGCACCGTCAAACTCGATCCAGCCTCCGGCACCCGCGTCCAGTGCGCCCGCGCCCTCGAAGCCGGCGCCGCCAACGAACTCATCGACGCCGTCCTCCTCGACCCCGTCATCCTCGCTTAAATCTCCATCTCAAATCTCAAATCTCAAATCTGAAATCCTATGGGCGCCACCGCACAATCCAACATCATCGAATACCTCACAGACTACGCCCAGGGCATTGGCCCTGGCATGGTCGATCCAGCCGCCGCTCTCATCGCCCCAGTGGTCCGCGTCGGCTCACCCATCGGCAAATACAAAGAGTTCAACGACCAAAACGCCTTCCAAGTCCCCAGCACCGCGCGCGCCGTCGGCGGCCCGGCCCAGCGCCTCGAATTCAGCGCCACCGACAAAGACTACAACTGCACCCCGCAAGCCCTCGAAATCGGCATCGACGACATCGAACGCGCCGGCGGCGATCCCATTGCCATCGAGCAGGCCAAAGTGAAGACCCTCATGACCGCCGCCACCCGGTCACACGCCGTCGCCGTCGCCACCCTCGCCCTCACCGTCGCCGCCGCAGCCACACCCACCTGGTCCAGCGGCTCCACCGCCGTTGACGACCTCAACACCCAGATCGAAGCCCTCGTCAACCTCATCGGCGAATTCCCCACAGACATCGTCATGGGCGTCACCGCCTGGCGCCGCCTCGTCGGCAACGCCTCCGTCGCCGACAAATTCAAATCCGGCGTCATCAACCCGGCTGCCGTCCAGGCCGCCCAGCTCCTCCTCGCACCCAGCGTCCGCATCACCGTCAGCCCCTTGATCAAAGACACCGCCAAACCAGGCGCCACCAAAGCCACAGCCCAAGTCTATGGCTCCAACGTCTTCATCTTCTACGCCTCCCCAGTACCGACCCAATACGATCCCTCCTTCATGAAAACCTTCCGCACCGCCGAAAGCGGCGTGGACAACGTCTCCTCCTACCGCGACGAATCCCGCTCCAGCGACATCTACAAAGTCGCCTGGACCCAGGACATCCGCATCACCTCCACCTCCAGCGTCAAGCGCCTCACCGTCAGCTAGCCGAGTGCGGAGCGAGGAGTGCTGGGCGGGGCGCCGCGAGTGACGAATTCCGCACTCCGATCTCCGTCTCCACCACTCCCCCATGCCCGCCTGGCTCTCCATCTCCGCGGCCGACATCGAGGATCACCTCGCCGCCCCCCAGCTCGCCGCCCTGCGCGAAGCTGCCCTCGGCGATTCCCAAACCGACCCCTTCGACGCCGTAGCCGCCGCCGTCTGCGACCGCATCCGCGCCGAGATCCAGGGTTGCAAGACCAACCTCCTTAGCGCCACGCCGCACACCGTCCCCCCCGAGCTCCGCCACGCCGCCTGCCTCCTCATCCTCGAGGCCCTCCACTCCCGTCTCCCCGGCCTCGAACTCACAGACGACCAGCGCACACTCATCACAGACGCCCGCGACCTCCTCAAGCGCGTCGCCCGCTGTGAAATCCCCATCTCCACCCCGGCCGATCCTCTCGATCCGCACCTCATCCAGCCCGCCGCCACAGCTCCCAGCGTCACCCCCAAAACCCGCCACTTCACCACTGCCACCCAAGACGGCCTCTGACAATGCGGAGTGCGGAGCTATGACAATGCGGAGTGCGGAGTGCTGAGTGCAGAACTCCCCACTCCCCACTCCCATGGCCACCATCACCGGCGTCATCAAACTCCCAAACGACGTCCCCTTCGTCGGTGACATCCTTTTCCGTCCGCTCTCCACACCTCTCGGCGACTCACCGGACATCATCACCACCGCCGACGTCCGCATCGTCACCGACAGCGCAGGCAACTTCTCCCTCACCCTGCGTGCCGGCAACTACAGCGTCCTCGCCGGCATCTCGCGCCCCTTCAAAATCACCGTCCCAGACACCGCCAGCACCTACGCCATCCTTTCCCTCATCACCTCCGGCCTCCGCGCCGTCCCTGACTTCGTCGCTCCCAGCGGTGGCGGCGATCTCTTCGCCTCCAACAACCTCGCCGAACTCACCAACCTCATCACCGCCCGCCGCAACCTCGGCATCGAATTCGCAGACACACTCACCGCCCTGCGCGCCGTCCCCTCCAGCGCGAAAAACAAACTCGCCATCCTCCTCGGCCAAGCCGCCCTCGGCGATGGCCTCCAATGGGGCATCTACGCCTGGCTCACATCCTCCGCCCTCGACAACGGCTCATCCATCATCCGGCCCAACGACTACACAACCTCCCTATGGTCAAAAATCGTATGATCCGCCCGATCCACCAGATCCGCCTCCTCCTTGCCATCTTTGCCATCTGCCATCTGCCATCTGCCATCTGCCATCTGCCCGCCCAGCGCTTCCTCCGCACCTATCCCACCATCGAGGCCCTCCTCGCTGCCAACCCCAGCGACATCCACTCCAACGCCTTCGTCTCAGACCCCATCCGCGGCGGCTTCTTCGAAGCCACCACCAACCTCGCCACCACCAACCTCTTCAAACGCTATCGCTCCACCAACGGCGTCGCTGAATGGCTACGAAGGCATCACAACTCAGACATCTACCTGCGCTGGTCCGGCCACATCCCCACCACCAACCACGTCATCCAGGCCGCCCTCGATCTCCATGCCGACACCGGCGTCGGCACCGTCTATCTGCCCTCCGGCAACAACATCCTCGACGGCACCACCCCAATCGTCCTCAAAGACAACAACACCCTCTGGGCCGAAGACAACTGCCAGCTCACAGTCGCTCCAAGCCCAGCCACAAACGTCATCGTCTTCGACATCACCTCCAAAACCAACATCCGCGCCGGCGGCTTCCTCGTCCACGGCTGGGGCCAGCCGCCAGCAGCCAACACCAACAACGTCGAATACGCGTTCTCGGTCGCCAACTCCAAAGACATCTACCTCTACGGCGTCATCTTCACCAACCTCTACTCCCGCCCCGTCTTCAACTCCGGCGGCAACTCCAACCTCCTCTACTCCGCCGGCTACTACAGCCCAAACACACGCGCCTTCCCAACCATCCAGGCCATGATCGACTCCGACCCCACAGAACTCCACGACACCTGCTACGTCGTCGATTATTCCACCCCCCTCGACCGCGGCGGCGGCCATTTCCGTTACTACGCAGGCTCCACACTCCCAACCAACGCCGGCTACATCTTCGCCCCGCGCTCACCTTACTCCGGCCGCTACGTCCGCCTCCACAACTCCATCTGGGTCACACCAGAGCAATTCGGCGCCTACGCCGCCTACTCCACAAACGTCCAGCCACAGCTCCAGGCCGCCGCGGACTACGCCGCCGCCAACAACCTCTCCCTCTACTTCGCACCCGGCCAAACCTACAAAATCAACTCCACCGTCACCATCCGCTGCAACCTCCTCGCCGCCGGCTCCTTCATCACCACCACCAACCTCGAACCCTTCATCTTCCTCAAGGTCGGCTACGAAGACGGCAACGTCCTGTCCAACAAAGTCATCGCCCTGCCCACACTCAGCGGCCTCGCCCTTTGGACCACCAACGCCACCTACAATACCAACGACGCCGGCATCAAAGTCTCAGCCACACAAAACTGCATCTTCACCGGCGGCCAATCCAAATACTTCACCTACGGCCTCTGGCTCGAATCCGCCGGCAACCGCGGCATCACAGAAAACTCCTTCTCAGACCTCAACCTATACCACAACAAAATCGGCGTCCTCTTCGAGCCCATCGGCACCGGCTGGGTCAACGAAAACACCTTCATCCGCTGCTCCATCTCCCACGCCTCCGGCCTCCCCTGGTACGCCCCAAACATGCGCTTCATCGAAATGCGCGATTCCGCCGTCGGCAACGACGTCAACAACAACAACTTCATCGCCTGCATGCTCGAAGGCTCCCCGGAATACCACGTCCTCTCCTGGGGCATCGACAACCTCATCGACCACGCACGCTGGGAAACCTTCGACGAAATCCTCTACCCAGCCCGCGTCCACTACCAAACCAACGCCGTCCAAAACCTCATCCGCGGCGGCTACGCCTCAGATTTCATCCTCATCTCAGAAGCCGGCTCCGGCAACCACGGCAACGACCTCCACTCCATCAAAGAAGAAATCGACGACATGTCAGGCTCCGGCTCCCGCTCCTCCCACGTCTGGCGCAACCGCATCTCCAACTCCGCCCCAGTCCTCACCGTCCACGAAACCACACCCGACATCTACAACCGCACCTACGTCCAAACCAACTGGAACTTCAGCCTCTCAGCCCAAGATCTCAGAACCAAAAACGACACCGACTCCGGCCATCGCTTCCGCATCGACCACGCCAGCGGCGACCTCTACTGGGCCAACGGCGCCGGCACAGAAGACATCCGCCTCTACCGTTCCGCCGCCGATTCCATGCAATCCCCGGACCTCTGGCGCTTCGACGGCGGCATCGGCACCGGCGCCACACCCACCTCCACACTCAACTGGTACCTCCAAGTCAACCAAAACGCCGCCACCTCACTCTACATCCGCAACACAGACACCGGCTCATCCGCCAAATCCCGCGTCCTCCTCGACACCGCCTCAAACCAATTCGAACTCAACGTCTATAACTCAGCCGGCCTCTTCCCAAACCGCGCCACGCTCCTCGGCGGCTCCGGCGGCACACTCACCGGCATGACCCTCTACGTCGCCTCCGGCGACGACATTGACTTCTACCCCGGCGCCACCCGCGCCGTCGCCTTCTCCTCGGCTGGCCAGCTCCAGATCCTGCGCGCCGGCCAGACCCTCGCCATCAAAGAAGGCTCAAACTCCTGCATGGGCACAGCCGTCCTCGTCGCCGGCACCGTCACCGTCTCCACCACCGCCGTCACCGCCTCCTCCCGCATCTTCACCACCATCCAAACAGCCGGCGGCACCGTGGGCGTCCACTACATCAGCGCCCGCTCCGCCGGCACCTCCTTCACCGTCACCTCATCCAGCGCCTCAGACACCTCCACCATCGCCTGGCACCTCTTCGAACCCGCCCCATGACTATGATCCGTCCCATCCTTCCCACCCGCCAGATCGGCCAGATCGCTGCCATCTTTGCCATCTGCCATCTGCCATCTGCCATTTCCCCTCTGCACGCCCAATCCATCCCAGTCGCGCCGCGCCGCATCTGGGAAACCCCCGCCCCCCAAATCTCCGTCCTCACAGCCACACAAACCGTCGGCTACCCAGTCGCCCACATCCTCGCCCCGTCCTTCACCGTCTCCGGCGTCACCAACCCCAGCGGCTACACATTCTACACCCGCCTTCTGCCAGCCCTCTCCAGCGCCGCCCAAAACATCTCCGTCATCTCCGGCACCACCATCGCTCCCACCATCAACCTCCTCACCCCAGGCACCAACCTCATCGCCTTCGAAGTGCGCAACGGCTCCTACGTCTCATCCAACACCTTCACCATCGTCTCCATCCCCACCCTCGCGCCCACCGTCGCCTTCGCCTCTCCGGACAACGGCGCCGTCTTCCTCGCCCCTCAAAACATCCTCCTCGAAGCCAGCCCCACAGACGCCGATGGCTCCATCGCCGCCGTCACCTTCTACACCAACGACGTACCCATCGTCACAGTCACAGCCGCCCCCTGGCGCCACACCCTCTCCAACCTCCTCTCCGGCGCCTACACCATCCTCGCCGTCGCCAAAGACAACCTCGGCGTCACCAACACCGCCCCAGCAGCCATCTCCATCACCCTCACCAACACACCCTCCAACATCCCCCCACTCGCCACCCTCGACGCACCCCTCAACAACGCCTCCTACAACACCCCTCACAACCTCGTCCTCACCGCCTCAGCCTCAGACGCCGACGGCTCCATCACTTCGGTAAAACTCCAAACCAACGAAGTCACCTTCCTCGACGACACCGCCGCCCCCTACACCGCCACCGTCTCCTCCATCCCAGCAGGCCAATACCGCATCCGAGCCATCGCTACAGACAACGGCGGCCTCCTCACCACCTCCACCGTCGCCACGGTCAACATCATTACCCCAGCCGGCAACTCACCCCCAACCGTCTCCATCACCGCACCTGCCCACTCCCAATCCTTCGGCTTCGCCCCAAACATCGCCATCACCGCCAGCGCTTCAGACAGCGACGGCACCATCTCCCAAGTCGTTTTCAAAGACAATGCAACCGTCCTGAATACCGACACCACAGCCCCCTACGCCTACACACTCTCCGCCGCCGCCGCCGGCCCCCACTCCTTCTCCGCTGAAGCCACAGACAACTCCGGCGCCGTCACCGTCTCCGCCTCCATACCCGTCACCGTCGCTCCCGCCCCCACCGCCACCATCACCAGCCCCACCAACTCCCAGACCTTCAACACCAACGTCAACATCGCCATCACAGCCACCGCCTCTGGCGCCACCACCAACGTCGCCTTCTACGCCACCGTCGCCCCCTACGGCACCGTCCTCATCGGCAACGACCCCTCCAGCCCATACTCCATCGTCACCAACACACCGCCCATCGGCGCCTACTCCGTCTTCGCTCGCGCCACAGACAACTTCGGCATCAGCGCAGATTCGCCCGCCGTCTCCTTCACCGTCGCCTACCCGCCCGTCACCGGCGGCACCAACTACTACGTCGCCACCACAGGCTCAGATGCCAACCCAGGCACACTCTCCCAGCCCTTCCTCACCATCGGCAAAGCCGTCTCACTCCTCGGCCCTAACATCACCGCCATCGTCCGCGCCGGCACCTACGATTGGAACAACAACGGCGCCATCCCAGGCGGCACATCCTGGGCCGCTCCAGTCGGCCTCGTCGCTTACCCTGGCGAGCGCCCCATCCTCAGACCCACATCCTCACCCTCAGGCCGCGTCCTCCACTTCGGCAACGGCACACTCTCAGGCTCCGCACAGAAATTCATCGTCATCGACGGCTTCGTCATCGACGGCATCCACCTCATCTCCTACCCAGGCGGCGACACCGTCAAAATCACCGATAGCGCCTCCAACATCGAAATCCGCAACTGCGAAATCAAAAACGCCGCCAACCAGGGCATCCTCGTCATCACTGACGGCACACCCACCGGCCAGTGCGTCTTCCGCAACCTCGACATCCACCACATCGGCCAGCACTACCTCAACGCACCCGCCGAACAGCAAAAACTCGAGCACGGCATCTACCTTGCCGGATCCTCCAACCTCGTCGAAAACTGCCACCTCCACGACCTCATGGGCCACGGCGTTCACATCTACGCCAACCAGCCCTACAACAACTACAACACCGTCAAAAACTCCTTCTTCTACAACTGCGCCACAGCCGGCGGCGCCGATACCCTCGGCGCCTACAACGGCACAGGCCACCAACTACTCAACAACATCATCTGGCAATCCGGCGGCTCAGCCATCCGCATCCAATACAACGCCTACAACGTCATCGTCGCCCACAACACCATATGGAAATCCTACTCCCACGGCATCTACTACCCCAACGACGGCGGCGACGCCTCCTCAGGGCTCCAACTCGTCAACAACCTCGTCTCAGACTGCCTCGGCTACGGCATCTGGCTCAAATCCACCCACGGCACCGCCTTCCTCACCAATAACCTCGCCTGGAACAACGCCATCACCATCACCGACTCCGACTCCCGCAAAAACTTCCGCGACGACTCCGTCTCCGCCACCACACTCGCCAGCAACATCGGCTTCGGCCTCGTCCCACCCTACGCCTCCTCCGCCGACCCCAAATTCATCGCCCCGCTCAGCGCCAACCTCCGCCTCCAATCCGGTTCCGCCGCCGAGGACACCGGCTTCACCCTCCCCCTCCTCCCTGCCGACTACGCCGGCCCCATCCCCACCAACACCGCCACACTCACCATCCCCAAAACCCGCGCCACGCCGCCAGAAATCGGCGCCTACGAAAGATAACACATCCATGCCTCCCTTCCGCGAAGCCCTGGAATCCAGCTCCCTCCGCTCCCTCCTCCCCACAGACCTTTCCTCCGCCCAGCTCTCCACCATCGCCCCTGAGATCCTCGAACGCGCCTTCTTCTCCGCCCGCGTCATCAACACCCACTTCCTCCAGCTCGCCCACGATCGCATCTCCGCCCTCGCCCGCGGCCTCTCCCCTGGCCCTGGTCAGTACACCTCCGTCCCCAGCGCCCGCGCCGACCTGAAAGAACTCCTCGATTCCATCAACTACACCCCCGCCGATCCCGCCGACGCCGGCACCATCAAAGACCTCCGCACAGACAACCGCCTCAACCTCATCCTCGACACCAACACACGCATGGCCCGCGGCTACGGCCAGCACATCCAGGGCCAAGACCCGGACATCCTCGACTCCTGGCCCGCCCAGGAACTCATCCGCATCCACGACCGCAAAGAACCACGCGACTGGCTGGTGCTCTGGCAAGCAGAAGGCGGCCAACTCTACGGCGGCGGAAGAATGATCGCCCGCAAAGACGATCCCATCTGGGAAAATATCTCCGCGTTCGGCCTGCCCTATCCGCCCTTCGACTTCAACTCCGGCATGGGCCTGGCCGACATCGACCGCATCGAAGCCGAAACCCTGGGCGTCCTCACACCCGAGGACAAAATCACACCCAAACCTCGCGGGTTTAACACCGACCTCCAAATCTCCATGCCCGCCCGCGACGCCCAACTGCGCGCCGCACTCATGCAAGACATCGGCGACCTCGCCGCACTTGACGGCGACACCCTCAAATGGCAGAATAACGACCGTGGCCTTCCTCCACGCTACAGTCCAATTCAGCCGCGACCCAGTGACCGGACGCCGTACAGAGAAGATCCTGACCCCGGCGGAAGTGGCCGAACTGGACAGGCAATTCGAGAGAGACTTCGATCCACTGACCTGCGAGCCGCGCTGGATGATTCGGCTCAGAGAATCCTCGAAGCAGAAATCCTCAGCGTCGCCTCCGGCAGAAAACCCCTCTACCACGACGCCTGGGGATCCGAACTCAGCGCCTCCATCTCCGCCGCCCTCCAGCCCGCTCTGCCCCACGGCGTCGAAGTCAGACGCATAGGCGATCAACTCGTCGTCTACCGCCGCCGCGACCTTCAAAACCTCTTCGACTCCGACCCCGCCTTCTACCGTCCCGGCGGCGAGACCTTCCAAGCCGCCCTCGAGCGCGTCATCCGTTCCGGCCAATACGGCGAACTCCTGGGCTACGCCGCCCGCGCCACCACCGAGCCCGGCGCCGTGCGCGTCACCATCAGCGACCCTCAAGGCCAAAAGGTCAAATCCTTCTTCTCCCGCCCCGGCCTTGCCCACGCCATAGGCGAGGCCCAAGCCGAAGACATCCGCCGCATCACCGGCCAGCAATACCAAGTGACCATCAAAGCCCCATGAGCGTCACCGTCAACTTCACCGACCGCGCCACCCCGGAATTGCGCGCCCTGGCCGCCCGCCTCACTGGCAGAGCCCCAATGGCACAAGTTGCCGCCGCCGTCACCCAACTCATCAAACGCCATCTCATCGCCAAAAACAAACAACCCAACGAAATGGGCTTCCCCAAGACCGGCTTCTACGGCCAAGCCGCCGAAGCCGCCCGTTGGCATGCGGACACCTCCTCCGCCACCGTCACCATCTCCCACGAAGGCTTCGCCCAGCGCTACTTCGGCGGCACCATCCGGCCCGTCAAAAAAAAAGCTCTCGCCATCCCAGTCCATCCAGAAGCCTACGGCCGCCTCGCCCGTGAAATCAAAAACCTCGTCTATGCACCACTCGAGCGGCCAACCAACATCTTCGCCTACCTCTTCCGCCCCCGTGAAAATTCCAAATTCGGCGAAGTCTATTACCTCCTAGCGAAATCCGTCCGCCAAAAACCAGACAAAACCGTAATGCCCAAAGAAACCGCCATCCAAGACGCAATCCACCGCGCCCTCCAACTCGCCGCCCGCAAATGAGCCTCTTCACCGACCTCACCGCCGCCATCGCCGCCAGGCTCGCCTCAGACGATTACTTCGCTACCCCCCCAGCCATCGGCATCCTCACAGAGCGCGCCGGCGACCTCGAACACACCATCGCCCGCGCCCTGCAGAAAATCGGCGTCGGCCTCCTTATCCTCACCCCCAAAATCGCCCGCGGCGGTGAACCAAACATCCTCCAAGTCGTGCTAACCATCCATCTCATCGAGCACGTCACCATAAACCAATCCGCCTCCGGCACCAAAAAACCCGCCTCTGACATCGCCGCCACCGCCATCGCCCTCCTCGAAAACTGGGCTCCAGACGACATCTGGTCCCCACTCCGTTTCATCTCCATGACCCTCATCGACCCCGGCAAAACCATCGTCTACGAACTCGAACTCCACACCCACACCCTCCTCGCCACCGCCTAACCCACAACCCCCATGCCCACCCCAATCCTCACAGGTAAAGCCGCAGTCTATGGCGTCACCGGCACCCTCGCCTTCGCCGGAGCCGTCGTCATGTCCACCGCAGAAAACAAAATGCTAGGCGCCGACATCACAGACACCTTCGACATCCCAGAACTCAAAGACGGCGTCGGCAACATCATCGGCCTCGCCGCCGTCAACCGCCGCCACGAAGCCACCTTCGACATCGTCCCCTCAGACACCGACGGTTCCCCAACACTCGCCGACGCCAAAACCGCGATAAAACTCCCCGACCCACTCGCCATCGTCACCATCGCCGGCTTCGGGAACACCCTCATCGACGGCACATGGAACTACATCGGCGGCGGCAAAATCACCTTCTCTCCCGACGGCTACATCAAAATGTCCTTGCCCTGCCGCCGCGTCGGCGACACCCCAGCCGCCCTCCAAACCATCGGCTAATCCAAATGCGGAGTGCGGAATGCGGAATGCGGCACTCCCCACTCCTCACTCCCCATGCCCGCCCAAGATTTCATCGTCGACCTCATCCTCCGCTCCCAGCAATTCGGCGCCGAGATCCGCCGCGTCACCAACGACCTCAACACACGCCTCACCCAGTCCCTAAAATCCACCCTCACCAGCCGTCTCACCGGCGCCCTCGCCCTCGGCTCACTCGCCGCCGCCTCCCAGCGCCTCGTCTCCTTCGCCTCACGCTTCGCCGATTCCTCAGCCAAACTCGGCGTCGGCGTCCAATTCCTCCAAGCCGCCTCCTACGCCGCCCAACAGACCGGCGCATCATTCGGCGACGTCGAACTCGCCCTCAAACGCCTCTCAGTCGCCCAAGCCAACGCCCTCGCCGGCAAAAAACCCGACCTCGAATCCTTCACCCGCTTCGGCGTCACACTCGACGACCTCAAATCCAAATCCATCGACCAGCTCTTCCTCCAAATCGCCACCCACGTCCAGACCACGGCCCACAGCTCCCAAACACTGAGCGACGTCCTCAACCTCATGGGCCGCTCCGCCGACTCCATCCTCCCAGCCATGAAACAAGGCTTCGCCGATCTCGCCGCCGAAGCAGAAAAACTCGGCCTCATCCTCGGCCCCGAAACCATACACACACTCGATACCCTCGGCGATCGACTCCAAGCCCTCGCCCTCCGTCTCGCCGCCATCTTTGGCCCCGTCCTCGTCCACGTCACAGAAATCGTCCAGCGCTTCATCGACCTCCAAAAAATCCTCCTCGGCGGCGGCTTCGAATTCTGGAAAACACTACTCACCACCGGCTCCACAAAAAAGGCAGCCGCCGCCTGGGGAGCCAGCCTCGACGCCGCTCTCGACGCCTACAGCAAACGCCAGCTCGCCAACACCCCATCTGCACCCAAACCCGTCCCCCCATCCCTCCTGGATCCCGGCGCCGGATCGCCTCTCCCCGCGCCTGACGCCGTCCATGCCAGCTACCGGCCCACCGTAGATCAACTCGCCCGCATCGGCCTCTTCGTCACCGGCGGCGATCCCGCTCAACAAACCCGCAAACAAACCCTCGTCGAGCTCAAAGCCATCAAACACCGCCTCGGCGACCTCAAATCCACCCTCGAACAAACCCTCTAACCGCCAGATCCGTCCGCTCATTCCGCACTCCGCACTCGCCCCATGCCTCTCACCACCAACCAAGGCCCCACTGAACTGCCCATCCTCAAAACCTGGGACCCACGCCTTGGCTGGCAATCCACCCGCCGCTGGCGCGGCACCCTGGACACACTCGCCACCGCCGTCAACACCCTCCAAGCCTCGGGCTACCGCATCACCATCGAGCCCGATCCAGACAGCCCCTACGCCACACTCTCAGCCACCGTCGCCGGCCCCGAAGACGGCACCTCCCCGGACACCTCACTCCTCACCACCTGGGCACTTCTCGGCAACGACCTCGAAAAAGACACGATCGAGCTGCCCAAAGTCCAAGCCGCGCTCGTCACCCTCTCAGACTCCGGGCTCTCCAACTTCCGCAAAGACCTCCAGGCCGCCCTAGACGCCTTCACACCTCCAGACGCTACCCCATTCGCCCTCGACGCCATCATGACCGGCCTGTACCGCTCCAAACTCCGCGGCGTCGAATCCTACGCTGTCTCCCAATTCGTCCTCCGCCGCACCACCTTCGCCTCCGTCCTCGCCTCCTACAAACCAAGCCTCGCCAACATCGGCAGAATCTACACCACAGCCGCACTCACCGCCGCAGAACAAATCCCAAACACACTCCGCTTCGATCTACCGGACGGCTACTGGCTCAAGCGCACCCCAACCTGGGAACAGCAAGACGCCGACCGCGCCCAAATCACCCAAGAATGGTGGCACGCCGAATCCTACGACCCCTTCATCTACGACACCGCCACCTCCTAAATCTAAAATCCCCATGCCCCCCATCATCAAACCCCGCGGCGCACTCACCACCACCATCCGCGACCTTCAGCGCCGTCTCGCCACCCTCAATCCAGCCTCATCCCCGAACCTCCTCACCAGCCGCACCACCCGCGGCGTCCTCCGCCGTCCGCGCCCCGGCGCCCACGGCACCACCCCATCCTCCCCAGTCCCACGCTGGGGGTAACCCACGTCCGTCCCATCGCCCTTAACCCCTAACCACTAAACCATCATGGCCAACGAAATCACCATCTCAGCATCACTCGTCGCCTCCAAAGGCGGCGCCTCCATCAGCTCCGGCACCCTCTCCAAGCAAATCGACATGACCGGCATCGACATGGAAACCGCCACCCAAGCCGTCGGCACCTCCAACGAACAACTCGCCATCCACGCCGACATCGCCACCCCACTAGACATCCTCATCAAAAACCTCGACGCCACCAACTACGTCGAAATCTTCCGCGACAACGCCGACGCCCAACTCATCGCCAAACTCACCCCAGGCGCCTTCTGCTTTTGTCCCGGCATCAACGTCAAACCCTACGCCAAAGCCAACACCGCCTCCTGCCAACTCCAATTCTGGGCCTGCGAAGTCTAATTCCGGCAGGCCAATTTCCGGAAGGCCGACTTACACGAGGCCCTGACCTCTCCCCACTCCCCACTCCCCACTCCCCACTCCGCCCTCCCCCGTGCCCATCGCCTTCACCCGCGCACCCACCGTCGCCCCTGGCGACCCCGTCACCTCCACACAGCTCGCCACACTCGCCCGCGCCTTCAACGACCGCCTCCGCTCAGGCATCGCCGATCCCACCTTCCGCATCTTCTTCTACCTCCTCAACCTCTTCCGCCAAGTCCGCAACCCGGACGCCACCGGCTTCGGCTTCCCTGCCCAGGCTGAATTCTTCGAAATCTACCAGCACATCGACCCAGCCGCCGCCACCTGGCCCACCACCGAACCCGGCCTCCCAGAGGGTGCCAACCTTGCCAACCCCATCGCCGCCTTCGTCTTCGGCTCCGCCCCCATCGGCCTCCGCTCAGAAGACGACCGCCTCACCAACCCAGGCGGCGGCGGCATCCCGCTCGAACTCGACACCGGCCCGCCCGCCACCGACCCCGAGCGCTGGCTCCTCGCCAAATACCAGCGCGGCGCCTTCGACCCCCTCACAGGCGCCCTCGCCTCACCCAGCTTCGACGCCGCCCGCGCCCACTACCGCATCGCCTACTCCCACTACGCACCCCACGGCAACTCCTACGGCGGATTCCTGCCACTGCCAGCCATCCTCACCGCCTGCTCAGACTCCCCGCCATCCATAAACTGGGAAATCTTATTCACTAAACTCACCCCAGGCATCGCCTGCCCTGCGGGCGCCACAGACACCGGCGCCACCTGCAAATACCCCGGCACCTGCCCAAACATCAGTTCCCACATCGCCTGGATCTCCCGCGCCCCGTGGGCCACCTACGTCGGCCTCGTCAACGGCCAGATCGACATCCTCCCCGCCAAAGACTTCCTCGAAGGCCCCTACACCGGCGGCGCCCAACTCCGCAAAACCTCAGGCGAACAAATCCCCAGAATCCTCAACGCCTTCGCCCGCGAATTCCGCGGCTCAGACACCCAGCGCGCCGACCCCAAATACCACCTCGACTACGCCTTCGACTTCCAGCGCTTCCTCACCTCCCAATACCACCTCGCCCCACAGCGCGGCCGCCAGATCGGCGACACCATCATCTCAGACTACCCTGAATTCACCCTCTCCGGCGCCGCAAACTTCCCACCAGGCACCACACTCACCTCCACACTCGATCAATCAGACAACCACCCCTACCACCCCGCCACCGTCTGCACCGGCTTCCTCGTCACAGCCTCCAAACTCGCCGCCACCGCCTTCATCGAAGCCCTCGACGCCGATAAACGCCTCCAACTCATCGCCCTCACCCCAGACGAACGTGGTGACTTCGCCAAAATCCTCTGGCTCCACACCCCAGTCACACCCAACCCACTCCGCTTCCGCCTCACATCATCCGCCCAATTCACCTCCCCTGCCGGCTCCATCTCAATCGAAGCCACCGAACTCTACGCCTACAAACCCGAGATCCACGACCTCTACTGCCTCCTGCGCGCCGCCGGAGCCGACCTCACCGCAACCCACTCCGACGGCCGCGGCATCGACCAAGACGCCGCCAGCCAAATCACCGCCGACTACCACGCCCACGGCTGCGTCACCAACCTCCACCAGCACCTCGGCCTCCCAGGCCAAACCGTCCCCATCAACACCAACGCCGTCTTCGACGCCGCACGCCGCCTCTCCCGCTGCGTCCGCGTCATCCGCCGCCAGCAATTCATCGGCTACGCCGTCCAAAACGGCGTCTCCGTCCTCTGGTTCAAACGCTACGCCTACGGCCTCCACGGCACCACCCCGGCCGACTCCTTCGAAGCCATCGCCCCCAACCGCCAGCCCATCCCCTCAGGCCAGATCCTCGAGGGCCAAACCTACACCGTCCGGACCGCCCCCATCACCTACGCCGGCGAACTCCACCACCCAGGCGCCACCTTCACCGGCCTAGCCGCCTACACCACCTTCACCGGCTCAGGCCAAATCTTCGAACACGAAGGCATCCACCACACCGCCCTCAAATCCGGCCTCACCAACCAATGGCTCCTCGGCCTCCAGCTCAAAAACTACCATCCCAGCCCGTCCTCAATCTGGAAACCTGACGCCTACTCCGACTACTTCCCACTATCCAACCGCTGCCACTTCTACTCCCCCTACGTCGGCAACAAACCCGACCTCCGCTGGCACTTCAACTACGGCGAACCCCTCTCCCTCGCCCCCGAGGCCCCTTCAGGCTACAACTACATCCACGACCTCAACGGCCTCCCCTACGCCAGCACCAACTTCTATAAATCCTGCCGCGTCTTCGAGCCCGACCCAGAAATCCAATCCGCCATCGTCACCATCGAAAACGGCGAAGAAATCGTCCAGCTCACACTCAAATCACGCCTCCACCACTGCGACACCGCCCCAGTCTCCATCAACCGCGACCTCGCCTCCTGGGACACCGCCGCCCTCCAAGCCGAACCCTATCGCACCGCCGAAAACGCCCTCCGCGAATACCTCCTCAACCAAGCCACAGGCAAACACTGCGCCGGCTCCGCCCAGCCAGGCAACGCCGCCATCCAAGCCGCCGTCTGGCTCCTCCCAGACGCCCCCTACGGCGCCTGCTACCCACATTTCATCCTCACCCAGCTCATCCCAGAGCCCTACCTCGACACCAACGACACCCAAGACCCCCACGACACCCACATCACCCACGACCCCATCCTCCTCATGGAACTCTACCTTCGCGCCATCTGCGAAGGCTACATCGACACCCCAACCTCCGTCGCCAACGGCTGCGCCTCAGGCGTCCGCGCCCTCATCGACTACACCTACGAAAACCTCTGCTTCGACGCCTTTGCCGGCCGCTGGATCAACACCCTCGCCACCGCCCAGCGCCCAGACCGCCCCCAAGGCTTCGGCCCCATCCCAAACATCGAACTCCGCGCCCAAACCTTCAACCAGCTCAGCGCCGCCATCAACAAACTCACCCGCGCCCGCCTCCCACTCACCATGCACCTCCAATGCATGGACACCACCTTCAAAACCGACAAACCCATCGACGCCGTCGATTCCGACGGCGCCCCCCTCGGCGCCTGCTCCACCTCAGCCGAAACCCACGGCTACCACATCGGCCGGCCCGATCCAGGCGCCACCCTCATCTCCTCGACCGCCTGGTCCCAATGCCCAGACTTCACCGCCTCCCGCAGCGCCGGCGTCCTCAACAACGCGTGCTCCGGTGGCGGCCAATGGATCCTCCAGACCATCCGCGGCCAGGCCGCCTTCCGCACATCCCTCGTCGATCCAAACGCCGTCCACGCCGTCCCTCCGGCCTGGCGCGACATGATCGACGGCACCCTCATCGGCGCCACCGGCATCCTTGCCTACGCCACCCTCAGCACCCAAACCTCCACCGTCCAAATCGTCTCCGAGATCGACCAATCCACCGACTGCTGCTTCGTCTATCAGCAGCCCTGCCCTGGCTTCTGGCATCGCCAAGACGGCAACTACCTCAAATTCACCACCACCACCACCATCACCCACTGGTGTGGCGCCATCACCTCCGGCGTCATCGACGCCCCCGAGATCGGCTCCAACGTCTTCACCATCGGCCGCACCGCCAGCGGCGCCAACTGCTTCAGCGCCCTCACCAACACCCTCACCTACGAACCCTACCTCACAGAAGGCATTTACCTCGAAATCCCCCTCCTCTGAACCCGAGCCCTCATCCCTGCCCTCAGATCCGCCCCATCCGGCCCATCCGTCCCATCCGTCCCATCCGCCATGCCATCCTTCCGTGTTACCGCCCATCTTCCCGCCCTCCTCAGTGAGCCTGCGCCAGCCGTCCTTGCCCATTTGGCTCCTCCTGGACCCCATTCGCCGTCCGCCGTCAGCGGCCACCTTGAGACCGGCCGGCCACCCTCATGGCCATTGCCGACCCTTGGCGGCGTCCTTGCAACCACGTTGCAGACTCAAGACCAGGCCACGACATCACGCCTGCGTCGCTCCATCTGCGAGGCTTGTCCGCAGTATCATCCAGGCCGCTTCACCTGTGGCCACCCCGCCTGTGGTTGTCCCAGCGCCGAGCACCGCATTTTCCCCTGGCTTCGCATGCTTCGCTGTCCACTAAACCACTGGCCAAGCCCCTGACAATTCGAGCCACAGCCCCCCCCCCCTCTTACCCCTGGCCGCCCCCAATAATTATCAAAGTTCTGCAACACCCTTATCAATCTGCGCGCAACTTTACAGTGGGACAACATCCAGAGCAAAGTGGCCGCCCCCAGGGCGGATTTTCCCCCTGGACCAACCCACAGCCACGCAGGCGCGAACCTCCACGATCAGCAAGGGATGCCCGACCAATCGCGCCATACGCACGGCCCCCGTTGACGCCGAGGATGTCGGCTTTCCCTTCGCGGCTCAGGCCGCCCGGCTGCTGCGTCAGACGCGCGGACGCAAGGACGAGGAAGTCTGTCTCATCACCAGCGCCCCACCGCAACGACTCCAGGCTCCGCTCTGGCTCACACTCAATCGTTTGA